ACCCTGCGGGTTTGTCATTTCCGAAGAGTTCAAGGTCACAGACCTGATGGAGGAGGGAAAGGTGTTCTTTCTCTCCGAGGATGCCTGGGTGAAAGTGCGCTCCACCGAATCGTCAACCTGGCGCAAGGCATTCAAAAAGGCATTGCGGGAAATTCCGGATGTCCAGAGCGAAAACATGAAACTCAGGGAGAAAGTGCTTGTCGATACCATGGCGATTCATATGCTGCTGGAATGGGAAAACATCCAGCTGAGAGAAGGGGAACCCTTTCTGCCGAATACGGTTGAGGCCCGCAAAAGGGCGCTCAAGAACGAAGGATTCCGGGACACTGTCTGGAAACTGGCGTCCGTCAAATCCAATTTCAGGGATGACGAAGACCCAAACTGATTGACTTTGCGCTTGCCTACTTCAGGTTCAGGAAGAACGCCAGTCAGCTCTGGCAGGTCGCAAAGGCAAAAAAGATGTCCTTTAAGGATTTTCTTGAGGCGTCGGGTCATGCGTATTTCGAGGTTCCCTACCGCTATTTTGAGTTTTTCGAGGCCTGGAATTACCTGAAACGCTTCCGGCAGCTCAACGGGCTGGCAATCAGTCCCCTGAGTTTTCAGGATTGCCTGGCTTACGCGGATCGGTTCGGGGTCCCTGGGAGATACAGTCTACGGTTCTGTGACGCAGTTATCACCATCGATCAGGCATGGATCGCCGCACAACAAGATGAAAAATGACAACCGTCGGATATCGGATCGAGATTGACACCAGATCAGGGGTTGCCAACCTCAAAAGGCTGGACAGGGGCTTTGAGGAGGTCGGAGAGGGAGCGCAGCAAACCCACCGCAAGGTTGATCTGTTCACCGGCGCCCTGCCCAAGCTGGGAGCGGCGGTTGCCGCGGCTTTCTCCACCGCGGCCATTGCAGCCTTCACCGCCAAATCAGTCTCCGCTTTTGGTGAGTTCGAGTCGGCCCTCAACGACATGGCAAAGGTCACGGACGAGTCTCTGAGCGCGATTGAAACGAAAATCAAATCACTGGATGCCTCACTGGGAAACTACACGGAACTGACGAAGGGATACTATCAGGTCATGTCCGCCGGAATCACAGAACCCGAAAAGGCGATGGACACGCTGGTGACCGCCTCGAAACTGGCGAAGGTGGCACACGTCGAACAGGCGGAAACAGTGAAAGGGCTCACTTCCGTGCTGGAGGCATATGGTGATTCCCTGAAGAACGCGACTGAAGCCGGGGACCTGCTGCTGCAAATGGAAGCCAAGGGGAAAACCAGTGTCCAGGAGCTGATTCCGGTGATCGGCAAGGTTGCGGGCCTCTCTTCCGCCTTGAGCATATCCTCCGACCAGATGGCAGGCATTTTTTCCAAGATCACCCTGCTCTCCGGTGGGACCGCCTTCGCCGCCACCCAGTACGAGGCGCTGCTCTCCTCCATGATGCGACCCACCAAGGAGATGTCTGAGCTGTTCAAGGAGTTTGGCGGGGCGGCCGAGGCCATCAAGAAGGTCGGGATCGAGGATGTTCTGAAGAAGATCAAGAAAGAGGCCGGAGACAGCGCCGAAAAACTTGGGGAACTCTTCGGCCAGAAAGAGGCGATTCAGGCCTTTATCGCCCTGTTCAAGGACGACTTCAGGGGGGCGGCAGAGAATATTGAAGCCATGACCAATAAAACCGGGAAACTGGATGATGCCTGGAACAAGTTCGAACAGTCGTGGGAGGGGATCTCTTCCAAATTCAGAAACACCATTGGCAACATCCTGGCCGAGTTCGGAAAGGAGCTCTCCCCCTCCCTGATGAACATGATGAACGATTTCTCAAGCTGGGCGAAGGAGAACAAGCGGGATATCGTTGAAACTGCCAAAGCCATCGGTGAACTGGCCCAGATGTTCGCCAAGGTCGCCTATTACGCGGCGCAGGCGATAGCAGTCGTGCCGAAATTCATCTCCGGAGCGCGGGAGGGAATGAGGCTGGCGGAGCAGGCGGGAGTGGCCCACCTGATGTTCGGACCGATGGGGGGCAGCCCCGTCACGACGGACTACTCAAGGCTGGGCGACATGCAGGACCCCTGGATGAAAGGACAGCCCGGATCAGCGGGAGAATTGCAGGTCAAGGTCAAATACGAATCTTCCGAGCCGCAGGCAGAGGCGCTGCACGCAGCTGTGACGGGAACCGGCAGCGGCAGGATTGAAGCGGCCAAGCCGGTTGAGATCCCGGTGAAATTCGTCAGTCTCAACTCTTTAGGCTCCCTGAACTACACCAGTATTTCAGAGCGGGAAAGCATGGAGGGGATGTCCGATTACGCCTCTGGCAGCCCCGTATTCAAATCCGCCACAGACGGGGGACGGACCAACAGCGAAAGCTGGAAGTTCAGGACCCCGGCCGGTTTCGATCACCTGACCGACGCTGAGATAGAGGCTGAGTTCGAAAGCATGAAAAGAGCCGCTGAAGGGGTTACTCAGCTGAATGATGATATGGGCAGATTCGGTGACGTGGCCATTGACCTGTCCTATATTCTGCGCAGCACCGCCTCGGACGGGGACAAACTGGCTGCCGCCATGGCATCGGTCGGACAGTCAATGGCCGGACCCGCCGGGGGCGTAGCTGGTGGCATCTGGGGACAGGCGGTCGGGAACATGCTGGGATTCAACGAACTCCCCGAAGACGGTCCCTCGGAATGGGAAATCCACCTGCAGCGCCTTGACGAGGCCCTGGACAGGATCGCAAAGGCGGTCGAGGACTTCGACAAACGCATGGAGATGGCTGGGTTGGATACAGCCGGGAAGGTCACCAAGTTTACCGAACTGATGGGGCAGAAGAACGAGATTGAGAGCGCCATCAGTTACCTGACGGGGTTCCATGCCCCCAACCTCAATGACCACTACGCGATTTTCAGCCCGATAGAAGAGCTTTTCAAAAAGTACGGCATCCATGAAAAGATCAACTGGAACACGCTCTACAACGACCGGTCGCTCAACGCCGTCGGAGAGGGCGGCAGGGTCGTCGCTGCCCTGAAAGAACTCCTGATCGGGCTGAAAGAGGACATGGAGGATTTTCGGGAAGCCATCATCGAAGCCGGGGATGCGGCCCGGCAGCAGGCGATCAGCCTCATGGAAAGCCGGGAGGCGTTCTACAAGGACATCTCCCGCAGGGACTGGTCATCCGATCAATGGCGGCAGGCCTATCAGACATCGGCGGTCGATTCGAACATTGCGCTGTCCGATCTTCAGAAGCTCCAGGCACAACTGAAACACCTCACCGCGGGCACGGACGACTACAAGATGAAACAGGCGGAGATCGCCCTGGCCCAGATCGCCTATGCCGACGAGCTGGAGGAATCCCTCGAGCTTGAAAAACAGTATATCAACACTCTTCTGGACACAATTACAGAGCTGCGGGGACTGTCCGCTTCCATGGACAGCCTCAAAACATCCCTGCTGGAAGGAGAGCTGAACCCCGATCAGTCGTTTGCCTGGGCGCAGTCTCACTACGATGAGCTGTTGAGTGCCGCGCGCTCGCCCCTGGCTTCAAACGAGGAGATCGAGGCCTACCAGAACTACGTGACCACCTACCTGCAGAAGGCACGGGAGCAGTTCGGTTCAACCGCCCAATACGCCGAGGTGTTCGACAGGGTATTGAACAGCGATATCGGCGAGGTTCAGGACGCTCTGACGACTGCCATAGAGGCGAACACGGCCGCCGTGACCGCGAACACCATGGCAATGGCAGGTGGAGCCGGATATGCGGAAGGGGGCGTCTCCTTCGGGTCGGATGCGGGCCATTACGAACTGCTGCACGGAACCGAGGCCATCATCCCGCTGGGGGACGGCAACACGCTCAAAGCCCCGGTGCAGATCGCCGGGGACCTGAACCACCAGCAGATTGCCGAGCTGCTGAAAGAGCTGATTGCCGCTGTCAACAGCAACCGGGTCGTGGTGGACGGCGAACGGTTCGAGGGGGTCATTCGCCAGGTATCCGATCAGGTGCGGGTCGACGCAGACAACTTCGGGTATCGCGGGAGGAAGATGGTCTCATGATTCACCTGAAACTGACAGACAGCCTTTCAAACATCTTCCGGGTGGCGGAAGTGGACGCGGAGATCATGGACGGGTCTGCCCTGAAATTCTGGTATGACAGCGGCCTGCAGGTCTCCCCGGTGCGCATGGACCTGGCTCAGGAATACGGCGGCATGCTCAGGGTCTCGGGT